TTGCGCCCTTTTCTTGCCATCCCCACAACTTAAAAGTCTCTGGGTCACGTATGGTTGTAATCCATGCTTCGTTCTTTATGTCCCATAGTACTTGGTGTGTAATTACTGAATCTCTTTTCAAGAAACGCTTTTTTAACTCTGAATCTGGCGGGTCTGTAAACACAGCAAGACGAGCCTCACTCATCTCAATAACTTCTTCTGTATGAGGCATGTACTGTGGCAATTCTCTAATACGCCTTAACAAGACATCTACAGGAAGGGTTTCACTTGCATCTATGTAATCTTTGGCATCAAAGTAGTCCATGCCCTTAACGTCAGCAACAAGTGTGTAAATGTTTCCCTTGTAACCACAAGAAAAGCAAAAATGAACTCCAGTAGTGGTATTAACCCACCAGTCTGGCTTATGGTCTTCTCGCCCTGTACGGGCTTTGTGCATTGGGCATAAACCTTGAACTTCATCGCCACGTTGAGCGGTTAGAGAAATGTCTAGTGAAAGAAGAACTCTTTCAACATCAATCATCATCTAGGTCGCTCCAATTAGAGCAGAACTCACACTTCATCATCTCTTCTTCATCGTGGAAACAACCAGTTGACCAACGCCACGTAAGCGGTGTCTCTGTAGGTCCACAGTTACGAGATGCAACTACTTTAAGCAACCGAATCTTTTCATCTTCTTCTACTGGCTCTAAACCTAAAATAACATCTGAGTCCTGAAAGAATGATGATGAGTAACCAATTGAATCTGCCGTTACTTTTCCTGCACGCATCTTCCAAAGAAGTGTCTGTGTAGTAATGATAATTGGCAAATCAATACGCTGTGCAAGACGCTTCATGGCACGGGTAATGTTGGTGATTGCCTGTGGCGTATTCATCTCACCAGTCAACTCATCCATCATCAAATACACACCGTCTACAAATACGATATCTGGCTTCATCTGCTCAATCTTTGCTGCAAGGGCTGAAACCGTAATTCCATTAACTGCATCAACCAAATGGAATGGCTGCATAGTCTCCATAGAGTTCAACATTGCAACGTAACGGTCATCTTCTCGTGGCTTTAACTTACCTCGGCGCAAACGACCGTGGTCAATGTGTGCACGCATAGCATCGTGACGTTGTTGCTGCTCGTTGTTGTTCATTTCAAACGATTGAAACATTGGTGTCTTACCTAGTTTGTGAACGTTAATCGCCATCTGCAATGCGACCTGTGACTTACCAGTTTTAGGTGGTGCAATAATGGTGATTAACTGACCACCCTGCAAACCTGCTGTTGCTTCATCAATCTTTGAAAACCCTGTTGGAATACCTAAGAACTCTTCGTTCTTGAGGGATAGGTATTGGTCGTAACGTTCTTGTGTGTTCTTACTAAGGTCAATCTCACGAGTGCCAAGTACACCTTGTTCATTAACCTTGGTAATTGTTGCTTCCATAGCAAGAAGTGCTGCATCATGATTATTTTCTTGTAACTGCTCAACAGCGCTCTCTAAACCCTGTCGAGTTAACATACGGCGGCGGAAGTCCACCATCGTGTCTAAAAGGTAATCAATAGTGTCTTCTACGTCGAGAATTTTGTAATTAGGGTAATGGTCTTTAACAGTTGTACCTGTAGGTACTTCGTTGTACTCGGTGTAGTGCTTACGTAAGAACTGCCACACCTTGCGGTTATCGTCGTCTAGAAACCAAACATCGCCAACGCCACGTTGTAGTACGGGGGTAATCTCTCGGTCTTTAATTACCTTACTAACTAAACGATGTTCATTATCTGCTGACACTTACTTCCACCGCTCTCCGCACTCTCTGCATTGTAAATAAGAGTTGCTATTTACGTAAATTCTTTCGATTGTGTTTGCATGACACATTGGACAGTTGGTGTTTGCAATGCTGAATGACATTTGGCCCTCCCTCAAGGACTAGATATTACCTATTTCTACACCTGCAGACCCGTATCGTGCAACTTTATCTGGAACGTCTATGACGGCCTTTAGGTTGGGTCTGTAGGGTAGTAATCCTACCACCTCATCACGATTCTCATAAAGTTGCCAGTAGTTAAAGGGGTTTACAACTCTACGCTCAAACTTTTCGAACGCCCGTTCTAATAACTCTTCTGTCCAACCATCTTCTTCGAAGCCTGCAAGTTCTAAAGAAAGTCCATAGTCGCTAGAAACACGCCATAACTTATTTAAGGAAAGTACTTCAAGGTCACCAACTTTGTATTCAGTCTTCTTTATGAGTAACTTGCGGGACTCTTCTTCTTTAAGCCTAACCACTACATCGGTGATAACAATAACCTGCGGTGAGGAGACATTAGAAATGTCCCCGTTTTTCATAGCACTTCTATCTTGGCGTACTTAACGACAAACTCTCTAAACTTATCAGCGTTCGTATTTGCTTCAAGTGCCATCTCTTCAGGTATGTCATTAGGAACCATAATTGAGTAATGTCCTGTGTACTTAATCTTTTCGTTAACAAACTGAATGTGTTTGCAAGAACCCCTCTTAGAGTAAACGGGGCAAGTGCAACGAACGTCTTTGGTGTCCGTCTCTACTTCAACTTCAAAAATGCCAGAACCTTGGGCAGAGATAAACTGCTGAACTGTTCTCCAAGCAGAACTCACTTGAGGTCCTCTCACTGTGCGCCTCGCATATCTGCACCAATGATAGGGACTCTTACGAAGGCTTCGTTGGCGAAACTGCCCATGGCTTCTCCGTACTTGCCTTCCCAGTTCTCTAAACGAACATTGGTAGTAACAATTGTTGGTAAGCCTTTGTCATAACGAAGTCTTAAGATTTCATCAAAAGAAGTGTCGTCGTATTTAGAGCCGTACTCTTTTCCTAAATCGTCAATAACAAGAACACGCACGTTGAGCCAATCAAACTTAGAACGACCATGTAAACCATCAATTTCATAATTCATCTCCCGCTTGTCTTCTCCATCAGCATCAAAGGTTGACTTCTTGCGTGACAGGAACTCTGGGTAAGTCATGTAGTAGATAGGGCGCAACCTAATGCCGTAGTCAGATGGGTTGACTTGCAGAAGGCGAGCAGCCTTCCCATCTTCGTCAGGAAGCCGACGGATGACTTCCATAGCAGCGACTACGGCATGGGTTGTCTTACCTATGCCAGGACCACCATCGAAGACAAGCCCAACTCCGTTGACTCCGATGTTGCCAATTTGTTTTACAACCTGTCCGTTCACCACATCATCAATCCAGTTACTTACTTCATCAGGAAAAGAACCAGCACGGTCAATAATGTCCTGTGGCTCTAGCCCTATGAAGCGGTGCGGGATGTTTGAGTTACGAAGCAACCAGTGCTTCTTAACGGGTGGCAAACTGTTGACGTCGTACATTAGTTCTCGGTGTCATCCAATTCGTACTCATAAACTCCGCCGTAGCGAAGTCCTATGTGAGTAAACCATGAACCGATAAGTAGCATTGTGTCACCAAAGAAACGAAGAACTTTGTTTTCTGTTGGATATGTAAGAAGTGCTTGGTCCATCTTCGCCATTATGCGTCAACCTTGTACTCAAGAACTCCAGCAAGTGCTACTGGCTTACCTGTCTCTTTGTTTTCCTTTGTAACAGCCATCTTGACTGACTTGCGAGGTGTGTGCTTCAAAACCATTGTCTTTACCCAACGCTTTGCTGCTGATGCATTCTTCCAAGAAGAGTATTCGCTAATACCTTCTGCTGGTTGAATTGAGTTAATACTTGTTCCTGCTTCCTTTTGAACGCTAACGATTGCTAACCAACCGCCTGCTTTCTCAGGGTTTAGTTCAATAGTTGCAACGAACTTTGCTGCTACTTTTTTAGCCATTTGTGGATTCCTCCTGTGATTAGGTTTGATACTACAAGTGTTGAAAAGATAATAAATAAATATCCAAGTATTTCTTTCATTGTTCTTTCCAATTCTCCATAAGTTGTTTTCCTTCTTCAGTTATCTCAAACCTTGGTTCAAGATTTTCATCGTAGGTAACGTTAATGGCGCCTTTTTCAAACAAACTCATTAACGCTTCTGTTAACTCATCGTTTGTCACTGAGCCTCTTTTCGTGACGCTCTAACTGTGTACGACCAGAGAGTGAATTCTGGAAAGTACGTCCGTCACTTGCAATCAGCCTAGCAGAAGTTGGCTCTGTGTCTAATTTAGCGTTTACTCTGCCGAGGCCAAGGTTTTCTCTTGCTTGGTTCATCTTCTTACCAAAAGAAGATAGGAACATCTTGTAAAGGAACGGTGCCTCATCGCCAATGTTTCTGAAGTTGCTTTCATCCGCCATAAAAAGACGTAGCAACTCTAGTTCGATGAGTGGGGTTGTCTCGTATTGCTTTCTGAACTTGGCAAGTGCTCCTGAAAGTGTTTTGACGTTGACGGTTCCTGGTAGTAACGGATACTTCCGCCCGACCTGATAACTAAATTCTGCAGCAACATCCATAGGCGTCCACTCGTGCTCTGGCCTGCGCCCACGGGTTTTCGGGTCTGAGCGACGTACCTTGGGCTGTGGGGCATCTTTGGGTTCAACGAGTCCAAAGCCTGCCAGATTGTCTCCATCATCTTCGTATTTTCTCATAGGTACCTGTATTTCTTTGAGTTGAATCTTCGATTCAAAGTCTTTTAATTTATAACTAGATTGGCTATTAGGTACTAATGGCTTATTGGCTATATGGCTATTACGACTATTAGTCACCTTACCAGGTGTTGGGTGGACATTAGAGTTCCCTGCTGGGTGGACACTACGATTCCCTATCTTGATTAGGGATGGACCCTGGAGTCCACCCCCCTTCTTCATCGTTATGCGAGAGATAAACCCTGCCTCTTCTAGAGCCTTGAGTCCCCTTCTGACGGTCTTCACGTGCACGTTGCCAGTGTGTACACAAAGTTCCCCTGCTGAGATGCGTAGGGACCCTCTGGAGCCCGCTAAATGGCATAGCACGGCTAAGAGACGGAACTGGTAATCGGTCAGGTTGGCTGAATAAGCCTCAGAAGGCATTTGCACGGGCTTAGTCTAAGTCCTCGTCCTTAAAGGGGGAGACGTCACGCTTAGTCTCTGCCTCCATGATGTGTTGGGCTACTGCCTCGCTTATAGAGTCCATAACCGTTTCTGCCACAAATGCGGCTAGCAAGTCTACAAACATTCCTAGGTGCTTGTGCATAGCATCGTGTAGGCCAGCGCTATCCATGCCCTCGTAGGCATCTGGCTCAAGTTCGATTGGGTCAATGCCATCTGTGATATCCCAAACGTCAATGGCAAGGTCTTCAACTGAGTGCAAGGCAAAATGGGCCTGCGGCGAATCATCCCAGACAATGCCAAGTGAGTCGTTTGCGTTCAACTGACGAAGTACTTCCTTGACTGGATTGTCAGTGAGGATAATGTCATCTGCCTGTGTGAGTAAGTCTTCAAAGCCATTTGCATTTGGGAAGAAGCAGTGAACTTCAACCCTGTTACTTCTGCACGTGTCAATAACGCTTTGTGTAAATAGGTTATATGACTTAGTTAGAGGAAGAAAAAAGATTGGTTTGTCTTCCCCATAAGTTTGGATAAGTTCTTGAATTCCTAGTGTTACATCAACATCTTTAAAAGATATTACTGCAATGTTCATAGCGCCCTCTTATATTCGTGGTAGTCGTGGTGTTATTACCTGTGCTGGTTTGTTTAGTTGTTTGCCGATGTATAGAGCGACAAATATTGATGATGGAACTGCCACTACAAGTGAAGTGTCCCAATAACCTAACAGATAAAATCCGCCGATGCTAAGGGGTAGAGTTAAGAACTTGTTGAGTGAAGCCCGTGAAACAAAGCCCAAATCAACTAGTTCAAGAATGTAGGTGAGAGCCATGCCCACCATGAGAGAAGCAAGAATATAGTCAACCATGAGGCAGAGCCTACACGTCTAGGTTGGTATATTCCAATCCTGCAGGGGTCTCAATTCTCCACCAAACGTTCATGGGAATCCAATCCTCAAGAGTTTGAGCAAGGCGTAGAATCTTAGTAGATTTATTTGGGTAGTAAAGGCTGGTTGACTCGTGTGCCGTTCCTTCCCAGATTGCTCCTATCAATTCAGGCATAGAGCCATCAAAGTAGTCTGTTGGAGCAAAAGTATCTTGTGCCATTACCATGTCTATGTAAAAGGTTCCAGCAGTTCCTTCGTAACGAGCCTTTGCGTATACCGCCGTTGAATCAGTTGGGATAAGGATAGAGGTGTAGGTTCTTTCCCACGTGTTTGTTACCTCGTGAGAACTAGTTTCAGAGTCTACAAGTTCGTCGTCAACGTCGTACAACTCTATGATTACATCCATAGTTGTCATATTTGCTGATTTTATATAGTGAGAAACGTTAAAGTAAATACCTGTTTCTACAGGAAAAATTGAATCACACTCTAAAGTCCAAGCACCAGAAGCAACAAATTTTCCGCTAGATGAACCTGGGTAACCTACTAGTGGAACATCGGCATCTTGAGTAAACGTTAAACCTGTAAGGGTCCAGTTGCTGTCGTCTACTTCAAATGATGGGTTTTCTACATAGTTCTCTGATGTTGGAGCAAGGTTAATTGTTACAGCCCTTGCTTCGTCATACTCAACAAAAGGAGTAGCGCCAACGTAAACCATGTCTACAAAGTATGTAGTTGCTGTACTAAACAAAATGTACAAAACTACATAGGAAGCATTACTTGGAGATGTGTTTGTTTTACTGACCGTTTGCCAAGAATTTGTAGCAGAAATTGCTTGTGTAACATTTGAGATTACAATTCCATCTTTATCGTAATACTCTATTTTCAATGTTGCAGTACCGCTTGTTGGGCACTTTATGTTTGCTTTGTATACGTATTCGGTGCTTGGTTTGATTGGTATTCCTTGAGTAATTGGAGCATTTAACCCTAAAGAAATGCTGGCACTAGTTGTTGCTGCTATAACCTTGAGGGTGTACACCAAATCAATGGATTTATCAGAATTATCTGGAATCATTTCATCAGTTGATGAGATTGTTGCGTTTGTTGGAACCCAACGTCCTGTGTTTCCATAAAAAGTAGAGTCTTGAATAGTAAGCATTAAATTAGGGGAAACAGTAACTGTTGGAGCAAAACCAGTTAGAGATTCCGCATAACTTGCTACACCTAAAGTTGTTCCTTTACTTCCATAAAGAGGTATTGCTTCACGAATTAAAGCACGTTGCCTAAGCATCGGTAAGTTTGGCTCAGGATTTAATCCAACGTTTAAAACTTCTCCAGGAATAGTGTTAAATGTTGAACTTTCTAAATTATGTGCAGGACGTGCTAGTGTAATTTCTGTCAACATTTGTTCGTAAGAAAACGCTAAACCATCTAAAAACTTGTACAAGTCTGAGGCTTCGTCAATAACTCCTAAAGGACTTAATACAGAACTAGTTAACACACGTGGTAACAAATCCATCATTTTTGTTATTGCACCAGTATTTTTTGGAACAATATCAGTAATTTGTCCTGCTCTTACCCAAACATTTTCGGTAGTGTAAAGAAAAACACGGTAATAAACATTACGACCTTCGTTAAGTGCAGTTTGGGTTGGGTTGTCTACTCCATCTAAGATGGATGATGCGGCAACAGAACCTTCAAGACTTGAACCATCTAATGAGTTTTGTTCATAAATGATAACTCCGTCTTCAGAAGTTTCAGGCCAAGCGTTTTGGTTGCGAACAACACGGAAACGAGTAAAGTCTCCAGTAGGTAATTGCCATATTACAAAAACTTGGTTAAATTGAATTACGTTAATGCCCATAGGCTCAACGGAGTACGCAAGTTTAGGTGTTAGACCGTATCTGTTAGCACCGTATACGGAATAGCCATACTTTGACATTTAATGCCCTTCTTTATGCGCCCATCATCATTAGGACAAACTCGTTTGCTCCACCAGAACTTTGCGTAACTGTACCCCAAGAAGCGTTAGTTCCATCTGTAGTTAAATATTTTCCACTATTACCAGACTGTGAAGGAAGACCAGTGAACGTTGTCCAAGCAAAGTCATAATCACTGCTTGAACTTTTTACTAGAACTTGACCCGTACTACCGCCAACAGGTGTTCTTGCTGAGTAGGCAGTATTTAGGCCGTACTCAATGTTTGCGAGACGGTCTTTAAGGCTATTCCAAGTGGTTGAAATATTAGGACGGGTAAATGAACCAGTCCAACCTGAACTTAAGTTTAAGAATGTTCCAAGAACTGTTTGGACAGAGTTAACCTCGGCACGAAGAATGTTAACGTGGTCAGCCAAAATGGTGTCCGTAAAGTTAACAACGTCAGACCCAAAGTTACGTACGGCACCTGGGTATAGTGGTGATGTTGGCACTAGGTTATCCTCTCAATATCTGCTTGTATTTTCTCGTCTTTGCTTTTAATTTACTGCCTTAACGCCTAATGGGTATGTCCCGTTGCGGCTTTTCCTGTCATTTGTGTTTCTAAGGTAGAAACTTTGCCTTCTAAAGTAGTTATTTTCCCTTCAGCGGCAGTAAGTCTGGTTTGGTGGTCTTTTAAAGCATTTGCCATAGCAATTAAAGTGCTCATTAAGTCAATCTCTGTTGTTCCATCAACTTGTTTTACGGTTTTAACGTACGTAGTTAATGTAGAAATAACTACAGAATCAGGAAGAGCCTTTATGTAAAGTCTTTTGCTTTTTCCCCTGTGTTTTCCAAACGAACCAAACCATATTGGGTATTCATGGTCCGCTGCACGAAAAAGAACCCAAACACCTTGACCAATTTCTGGAACTTCAGTGCTTACATTGGCTGGCTCCATTGGTTCTACCCAATCTGTAAAATGACCAACAGATGTAGATAACTCAAGTTGTAAACGTCTTTGTTTTTTAGGGTCTCGGTTGTTAATTACCGTTCCCCTAAAAACACCTGAAAAATTTTGTCGTTCTGATGACATTAAGAAAGAAGTCCTATGCTGATATTTTCCTCTTTGATGCGGAAAATTTCATCTGCTGCTCCAACTAAAGTATTTAAACCACTTCCTAAAGGTCTGTGTAAGTTTACAAGTTTGGCAATTTTTATACCAGTAACGTCGTTATTAAGCGTGGTTTCAATGTCTTGAACGTAAATTGTTTGGGCAAACGTGTTGTAGTAGTATCCATAAAAAGTTGTAAGAACAGATTTAATAGACGCTTCAACTTCGGCTGTAGTGTATTGGGGTTGTTTTGCGTATTGAACCGTAAGAACAATGTCTACATAGACAGGAGGTTGAACAGTTAAAGAAGTTCCAATAAGAAGACTTGGAGTTAAAGCAGTCTCTACATCTGCAGCCAAGGTTTCGTATTCAATTGTTGGGTCTTCGTTATCGTCAAGGCCTGGCTGTAAATCTGGGTCTCCCTCATTACGTGATGGTGCTACGTACAGAGTTACAGAGGTCCAAATATCTGAAGTTGCGTTTGCTTTACCGCAGTTTGTAACTCCAAGCGCAAGGCTATTAAAATCTTGTAAGGTAATTGCACGATTGTTTGCACGAAGGGTTAACGGTGCAGCGTAACGAATTTCTGCTAAAGACTCTGGTTCAGAACCGCCAAAACCTACTTCATCGTTAGTAACAGTTATAAGTGCTTGAAGAGCAATTAACTCATTTGTAGAATAACCTGGAACATAATCAATGTTTACGAGGATTCCAGTTGTAACGTTACCTAAAACACCTCCACCTACAACGTACAAAACTCTAATTTCAGAAAAGTTTACTGGAATTGCTCCAGATACACCATCACCAAAATTAACATAAATATTGTTTTCCCCATCACTTGTGACGGTAAACACTTGGTCAAAAGGGTTAGCATCTACTAAATGCTGTACTTGACGCCATTTAGAATAGGAGGCACCTCCTTGAATGTAAACTTCTAGGGAGTCTCCTACTGCTGGGTTTTCTCCCAACACAAAAGATTGATTTGGAGTTCCTGCGGAAGTACCTACAAGTTCCCCAAATTCATTAGCGTAATCTGAAACTAAAATTACGCTACGACCTTCTTTTGCTGTCATATCTGCAATACCGTTATCAATATCTGGGTCAACAATCACATCTGATTCAGTTGTAAAATAAACAGTGTTGACAGTATCTCCAGTAATAACGTCTCCAGAAATTACTGTCCCTGCAGGAATTGTTATCACCTCTTCTTCAGAAGAGTTTGTAAATGTTACGGTAACGTTTGCTTGTCGGTATCCTGATGGAATGTACCCATAACTTTGGGCAATATTAAGGACACTGTCTCTTTGGGTTGCACTAGCAATAAACGACTCGTTTACATTTCGGTCAATATAATACGACATTAAATCGCCCATATATGCAAATGCTTCAACTAAAGCCACGCCAAAATCAGCAGAGTTAGAAGCAGCCCAATTTGGTAGTCGGTCTTGAATACGTGCAATTAGTTGTTCACGAATCGAGTAGTAATCACGACCCGTGTAGTCTAACGAAATAGGGATATCACTTGGTGGGACTATGCTCATATATTTTCCTCTACAGATATGTTATTTCCACTGATAAACGAAACCGCAACTACTGTGTTTGTAACTTCCCCGTTTGGAAGTCCATAAACAATGCTGACGTTTGTAGTGTTTGTGTACTCATCGTACGATGTGTCAACGCTTTGAAAATCAAGTAACTCTAACTGAGATTGAAATGCTTGCTCAACTTCTGATTCAATAGTAGTGCTTGCAACATCTGCGGTTTCCATAAACGCAGATGGAACTAATGTTCCAAACTCAGGGTCTAAAATTCTTTCTCTCAAATTTGTACCGAT